AGCTCCACGGGCATTACTCACAGAGGGTTCTTCAGTGTGGCGAATACGTTAGGGTTTATGCCGTATGCGTTTCAATTGGTAATAAAGAACGATTTGGGCGTGGCTCTTACTACGGCAACCTTGGTAACGTCAGAAATTTCTTCCGTAATGGGTTAATGATGCGCAAGAAAATCAAACAATTGAAGCCCGGTCTTTTGCCGTCGCAGGATGGTTTGCGATGTGAGATTTTGTTTAATGCTGCGCAGCCCGGGTATCTTACCGTAGGCGGTAGTTGGTCTTTAGGCACAGCAACCAGGTTAGGACAGCGCAAGTACGGTGTTACATTGGGCAATGGCGCGCAAGCAAGTTACTGTAATTTGCCAAAACAGATTCAGGCGCTGCAAACAAACCAGTTCACGATCATAGGAGCAATACGAAAATCGGGTTCCTCCACCGTTTGGTTAGCGAGCCAAAGAAATGGCGGACAAGGATTTTACGTTTCTGCTAGTGGAATGGAAGTTCTACAGTGGAACGTTAAAAACAATAGCGCCGTAGGCGTTGGGGGCGCGGGCTTCTTGTCCGCCATTGCAGGTAATTGTGTGGTGGCGGCTACACGCAACGCCAACAAAATAACATATTACCTAAACGGCAATGTGTATGGCAGCGCTACGGGAAGTACAACTCTGTCATCCACAGCAGGCAATGCAGCGATTGGCGCGCAGGCATCTAGTGGGGCATTCTCTGGAGTAGCCGCTATGGCTACTAGAGATGCCATTTATGGCGTTGCGGTACTTCCTACGGCTGATGATGCCTTAGTACAGAGAATAATCAGTGTTGAAGACTTCTTTTCTGTGTTCTTTATTGAACCAAAACCAACTACTAGACCATAATTGCCATGGTACTTAACCCCGCACAGCTTGCCACCTTTAAGGCCGATATCCTAGCTAACCAAGCGGCTAATGTTACAGCAGGGGATATCGGAGCAATAGTCACTTATTACAATTCCCCTTCCGCAAGCGGTACGATATGGCGATCTGACATCACTACCGAAGAGCTAAATACAGCTATTGTGTGGGCGGATTTTGCCGCGCTAACTGTAGCCAAGCAAAATACGTATCTTGCAATGCTAGCTCCCGGTACCATAGACGCGACTAATGCGAATATTCGTAGCGGGTTTGTGGCTGTGTTTGGCTCGGGTACTGCTAGCACGATAAACCTTACGGCGTTGGCGCAACGTACACCTACCCGCTTCGAGGCGCTATTTACTTCCAACCAAATCAGTGCGGTATACAACCAAAACGTCAATACGGATGTGGTTGTTCGTGCTTTGCATAGCTAAACCATGCTAGCTCTTTGGGAATATTCGTGGACAACTTCGGATTGGACGGGTGCGCCTACTCCTACTCCCCCGCCGCCTGCACCGTCTCCCCTAACTACGGGAGGCAGTGGCAAAGGAAGCAAGCGGAATAGGCCCTATGAGCGAGTAGGCGAAGACTTCTGGATATTGCGCGAGCGGTACCTACGCCGCTTTGCCCCCAAGCCTGCGGCTATCGATGTTTCACTTCCTATAGAGGAAATCAAACAGACTATTCCGCAGGAACCTGTTATCCTGTCCGGCGACCGGGCCGGGGGGCAGGGGTACGATCCTACACTCCTATTGCAGCAGGCCCTGCAAGCGGCGCTTTTGCTTGCAGCGCATTCCCAGGATGCAGCGCAATTGCGTGATGCAATGCAACGCGCATCGCAGTTACAACTTGACATTTCCAAAATCCAACAACAGAATCACAATCGCGCAATAGCCCTACTGTTGCTCGATGCTTTCTGATGTGCCTCTGACCGTGATGGTGGGGTCGCAGTAAGCGAAACCGTGATGGTTCCCAATCCTTTGAAAAACAATTCCGCGTATGCGCGGAGGGAGACATCATGGCTGTTACCAGTTTCGCCACAGGTGATGCATTAGCCGTCAAGCTGTGGTCAAAAAAGATGTCCGTGGAGGCACTCAAGCAAACTTGGGTGTTCAAGTTCATGGGCAAAGACGACAACTCGCTGATTCAGATTTACGACGACACCCAGAAGAGTGCGGGTGACCGTATTCGTATTCCGCTGCGTCGCCTCTTGTCCGGCAACGGTATCCTTGGGGATGCCACGCTTGAGGGCAACGAAGAGCGCGTGAACTACTACAGCGACGATCTGTACATCCAACAGCTTCGTCACGCTGTACGCGAAGGTGGCCGCTTTAGCCGCCAACTGGTTCCGTTTGACGTGCGCGAGCACGCCCGCTTGAGCCTCCAAGACTGGTGGGCTGACCGCATTGACACATGGTTCTTCAACCAGATTTGCGGCAACACTTTCCAAAGCGATACGCGCTACACCGGCATGCAATCCGCGATTGCTGCTGACAGCGACCACCTGATTATCGCAGGCGGCAGCGGCGCTCCTACCGCGTGGTCATTCGACAACACCGCTACGCAGAAATTTACGCTGACCCTGATTGACGTGGCAGTCGAAAAGGCCAAGACCTTGGCCGTGCCGATCCGCCCGATCATGATTAACGGCGAAGAGAAGTACGTTATGTTCTTGCACCACTACCAAGTGACGGACATGCGCACCAACGTCTCCACTGGTCAGTGGGCGGACTTGCAGAAGGCAGCCATTCAAGGCGGTCAAATCAGCAATAACCCGATCTACACAGGCGCGCTGGGCGAGTACAACGGCGTTATCCTGCACGCTTCTAATCGTGTACCCGCATTCTCTAGCTCTGGCAGTGCTACCGGCAACGTAGTGCGCCAAGCTGTTATGTGTGGCGCGCAAGCTGTGGGCATGGCCTTCGGACGTGACAACGGACCGGAGCGCTACCAGTGGGTAGAGGACTACTTCGACTACGAAAATCAATTCGGTGTGGCGGCCGGCTGCATGGCTGGCATGAAGAAGATGGTCTACAACGGCTCCGACTTCGCCACAATTGCGGTGCGTACGTACGCTGCTCCGCATACTTCTAACTAAGGGGAACTAACATGGCAACTTATACTGCTACCGCAGCGGAAGCCGGGGTTCCTGCACGCTTCGCAATCAACGGGGACATTACCCGCGTTGTGGACTTTACTATGACTACTGCGTTGTCTGCTGGCGACGTTATTCAAATGGTGAAAGTTCCGGCTGGCGCGCAGATTCTCAGCTTTGCGCTTGGCATGATTGACGTGCCAACCACACACAGCGGCGTGATTACTTTCGACATTGGCGACGGCAACAGTGCATCTGCGCTGGCGACAACTGTTCTCCTGTCCGGCACAGCCGTTTCCACCGCAATGCGCTCTACTGGTTACGGCTACTCCTACAGCGCGGAGGACACCATTGACTTGAAGGTGACGGCTATTTCCGCTGCCGGGGCAAGTGGTGGCCTGCGCCTGTCCTTGCGCTACACCTTGGACGGTAAATAATGCCCTACACTCTTGTTGCTTGTGATAGTGACCTAAATACGCTGTATGTTGATGATGAAGTTCAAAGTCATGGCAGCAGTGCAGGCCCGGTAAACGGGCCTTTAGGCGAAGTTGTTATCGACTTTTCTGTGAGTAATTGACAATGACGCATCCCGTACTTAACGCCGGTGTAACCTTTCAGGCGACCGCCACCACTCAGACTGTGCAAATCAAGCCCGGTCCGGGTACGGTGCATCGCCTGATCGTAGGTTGCGACTACTCCGGCAACTCCGCCATCGACGTGTTCGTGCAGCTTTTTGACAGCCCGACAACCTCTGTCTCCACGCCCCGCGTGGCGCAGCGGTTCACGGCTGGGCAGGTCATGCCGATAGAAATTGACTTTGAATTGGGTATTGTGGCGCGCATCCAAAAGTTGGGCACGGCTTCTGGCAGCATCTGCATCGTGTACTCATAGGTTATAATGCGTGTGTCATCTCATAGATGGCTCAAGCTGCGACTCACCGACGCCCTCACGTTGGTTTAAGCCCGCTCACAAGGCGGGCTTTTTCTTGCCTGTACCAAATGTTAAAATAGCGGTTCCTCTTCCGCCCGTGATGGGTAACTCTCAAACAGGTTAGCATGGCCGACATTCAGCTATTCCTCGACGAAGCCGCCAAGCGCTTAGTCACCCCTGCAGCCAATCCCGCCCCCAAGAAAGTCAACAACCCCTTCTATGAAGCCACCGAGCTTGAGAAAGCCGGGCAGCGTAAGGAAGCCGAGCGCATTTACCTGGAGCTGCTAAATGAGCAGTTTGATAACCCGGTTATCCACGCCGCCCTGGGGATGAACTATGCGGTGGCCGAGAAGAACGGCCTAGCGCATCGGCTGCTTAAGTATGCTCTCGACAACATGGATAACATGATTGAGGGCTTCAAGCGCGTGGGCATCATCCCCAAGGCGGAGAAGGCCAACCAGTTAGATGACTTCCTGAAGATTAAGCGCAGTGAAATCCTGAATGCCTTGGGTACCTGCTACAAGCATGAGAACAACGTGCCTGTGGCGCGGGCGATGTTCCAACAAGCGCAGGAAGGTTTGCCCATCAACTCTGACATCCAAAACAACCTTGGCACGCTCTACATTAATGAGGGAAAACCTGAGGAAGCCCTCACCCATCTGGATGCAGCAATTGAAGTGCAACCAGATCACGCGCAAGCTCACTGGAACCGAGCTCTGGCCTACCTTGAGATGGGAGATTATGGACGAGGTTGGCCGGAATATCAGTGGGGACTTAAAGCTAATGTCCGCATGGATCGTAATTACACACGCGATCCGCTACCCTACTGGGATGGGACGCCCGGTAAGCGCCTTGTCGTCTATGGCGAGCAAGGAATTGGGGATGAAATTTTATTCGCATCATGCTTACCCGATTTACTCCGTGCATGCCCTGATACAGTTTTTGAGTGCCACAAAAAGCTTCACACGCTGTTTTGCAACTCCTTCCCCAACATTGACATCTACCCGACGCGGGAAGACGAAATCCTTACGTGGCCGCTGAAACAAGATGGAACCCAACGATACGAGTTTGACGCCAAAATCGCCCTCGGAGACGTGCCCCGATTCTTCCGACCCAATCTTGAGGCTTTTCCTGGCACGCCTTATATCAAGCCATCCGCAGCTGCAGAACTCAAGTGGAACGAACGTCTGCACAACTTGCCACGCAAGCCTAACATCGGTATCTCATGGGTGGGTGGACATAAGCGAACCCGAGTCGAAGTTCGCTCTCTTAGCCTTGAGGCCTTGTTGCCCCTACTGCGGCAAGACGTCAACTGGATCAGTCTCCAATACACCAACTGCGAACAAGAAATTGCAGCCTTCAAAGAAAAACACGGCATTGACATCCACCATTGGCCCGAAGCCACGCACAGCCCGAACTATGACGACACGGCGGGGTTGGTGGCGAACCTCGATTTGGTTATCACCGTTTGCACTTCTGTTGTGTGGCTTGCTGGTTCTATGGGAGTTCCTACCTGGGTAATGACTCCATCAAGACCTGCATGGCGTTACAGACTTGACTTAGATACAACACCGTGGTTTAACAGCATAACGCTATTTAGGCAGCAACCGGGTACAGTAGACTGGACGCCTGTTGTAGCCGAAGTGGCGGATAACCTCACATCACTACTTGAAGGACTTAATCATGGCTAAGAAACCTGCTTTCACCCAGAAACCCAAGCCGTTTACTGCGCCCTCCGGCCACAAGTCCGTAGGCATCACGCCTCCGTTCGTGAGCAACAAGCCCGCGCCTTCCACCCCTGCTGTCAATAAGGGTATTGCTCCTAAAGGCAGCAAGAAGGGGATGTGCTGACATGGCTAAACCAAAGTTAGGCAGCGGCGGGCGCTTTAAGGCGCTCTCTGACAAGATCGCGAAGGAACCCGGCTATAGCAAGCAGGAAGCCGATGCGGTGGCCGCCAAGATTGGCCGAGCCAAATACGGAGCCAAAAAGATGGGCAGCATGGCGGCGAAAGGTAGGAAAGGCAAATGAGTAATTTGGCTTCGCAGGTGCGGGGCCAGCTTGCCAACTCCAACGTGGTTGTGTTTAGGCTCAAGCGCCCCTCCGGGAAAGACCTGGAGATGATGTATCCCTCCAGTATGTTTCATGAAGATTTTGACGGCACTATGAAGTTGGTGGAGGACCACCTCCGACATTGGATGGATTGGTGCGATTCCCAACAAGTTTGCCCGCTTAAAAAATGACCCTCATTACCCCCGAATACCAAGCCCTCCAGCAAAAGTTCCACGAGGATCGTCCCGATTACGGCACCTCAAGTTCCCGCTGGTGCGATATGATCCTGGACGCTGCCAAGAAGCTGCAAACGAGAAGTATTCTCGATTACGGCGCAGGCAAGGCGCGTCTTCAAAAAGGTATTCCATTCCCTATTCAAAACTATGATCCCTGTATTCCTGAATATTCAAAACGACCTACTCCGGCTGTCATCGTTGTATGCACAGATGTACTTGAGCATATTGAGCCAGAATGCGTGGACGCGGTACTGGACGACTTGGCCGGGCTTACCGAGCAAATGTGCTTCCTCAACGTCGCTACACGAGCCGCCTCCAAGTTTCTCCCCGACGGAAGGAACGCCCATCTCATCCAAGAAAGCCCGCGCTGGTGGCTCGAAAAGCTTCTCGCCCGCTTCGACCTCACATCCTACCAAGTCGGCAAGGGCGAGTTCACTGCAATAATGACTCCGCGTGAGGCTGCTGAATGAGCAGACGTCCGTTGCAGGTCATAATTGGATACGATCCTCACGAAGCCGTTGCCTATCATGTCCTCAGTCACTCCATCATGCGACGGGCCTCCCGGCCTGTCAGCATCACTCCTTTATATTTGCCCCAACTGCGGCAGATGGGCGCGTATACCCGAGAACGAGGTCCTACGGAGTCTACCGAGTTCAGCATTACGCGATTCCTTACTCCCTGGCTGGCAGGCTTTGAGGGAGTCAGCATCTTTTGTGACTGCGACATGCTTATGCGAGCCGACATTTGCGAACTTGAAGACATCGCCTTAGCCGACCCTTACACTGACGTATTCGTCGTACAGCATGACTACATCCCCAAAACCGGATACAAGTTCCTCGGGCACTACCAAGCCGCTTACCCCAAAAAGAACTGGTCAAGCCTTATGGTCTTCAACGGTCACAGATACCCTGTGCGTTCTTTGGTACCCCAGTACGTCAACGCAGCAAACCCATCAGATTTGCATCAATTTAAATGGACCCACAATGTAGGTTCCCTGCCACGTGAGTGGAATCATCTTGTGGGGGAGTACGGGCACAACCCAGAGGCAAAGCTAGTCCATTTCACCATGGGCGGACCTTGGTTTGCGGATTACCAATTCTGCGAGTTTTCACAGGAATGGCGGGCCGAAGCAGCCAATGCGTTGACCACGGACAACAGGGTCTATACCATGCCGGTAGGAGGAAACGAGCATGGCGACGTACAAGGATGTGATAGACCGGATAGCGCTGGATTACCTGAACAGGTTTGATCTCATCCCCGAGGTCAAGCGTGCTATCAACAATACAATAAAGTGCTATGAGGGTTCGCGCTTCTGGTTCAATGAGGCGCAAACCTCCGTAGCCTGCTCCGCGGGCCAAACCTACATTTCCGTTCCCTCAGATTTTCTCTACCTCGACCGCCTGGAGATCAGCGACAGCGGCGGCTGGAATCGGCTCAAAGAAGAGTCTTTCGAGGGCATCCGTACCATGAATGCCATCTCCGCCACTTCGGTACCTACGCATTACCATTACCGAGGCGACCGCTTTGAGCTAGCGCTCATTCCCGATAGCGCCTACCCGGCTATGGTTTACTACGTCAAGAGCCTGCCGACGCTATCGGCAGATAGCGATTCCAACGCCTGGACAAACGAGGCGCAGAACCTGATTGCGCATGCCGCCACGCTGGAAATGCTCATGTCGGTAATTGTTGTGCCGGTACTTGACAGAACGCGAGTTCCCTACCACCAATCAATGTTGCAAATGGCTATGAAAGAGTTAAACTTGCGCAACACCACACGCTTTCACGGGCGCTTGCGCCCCACAACCTTCTAAGAATAGGGCGACGCTATGGCTACCACCTTCAGGGATTTGCAAGACCGCATCAACCTCGACTATTTAAACCGCACCGATCTCACCAACGAGACCAAGCGCGCTATCATTCGCGCCATCAAGCACTACGAAAAGAACCGCTTCTGGTTCAATATGACGGCCACCGCCATCGCCGTAGGCAGCACCTCCGTCACCGTAGCCGTGCCTGCCGACTTCCTGGCGTTGGATTACGTGACGGTGCGCGATGCCTCTACGGATTACAACGTCTCGATTCGCAACTTTGATCGCGTCTCTTACAAGAACCAAGCTGCGTTCGCGGGCGCGCAATCCGGCATCCCCGCCGAAATTGCCTACTTCCGCAACACGCTGTACTTCACGCCCAAGCCCGCCAGCGCCACCTCGCTAACGGTCTACTACACGCACTCCTTGCCTGCACTGTCCGCTGACACGGACACGAACGACTGGTGCAGCGCCGCAGAAGACTTGATCGTCCACCACGCTACTGCTGACATGCTGGCGAATGTGTTGCGCGTAACAGACGTTTCGCAGATCCAGTCGCACAAGCAATGGGAGTTGGAAGCTTACAACCAGCTCAAGGTGGGCAACGACATCCGCCTGATGGTCAACCAAGACCCCGGCGTGGTGGGCCAGAACCACAGCCAATTGCCCAAGACGCCCGACTCGCAACTACCAAACCTGGGCGGTATTGGTACCGTCTTCGGCAGCCAGAAGAACGGCGGGCAGCAAAACAACTGATGACGCATGGCATTCGGTGACAAGCACACGCCGGAATATGTCCCCGTACCCTTTGGCGAATGGCTACCAGACCAACCACCAACCGGGTTACGGGGCGTTGTCACGGCCACAAACGTCATTCCCGACGCCAACAGTTATAGGCCCTTTCCCTCTCTGGTCACTTTTGCCACTGGTGTGTCCGGGCGCTGCTTGGGTGGCATTGTTGCTACTGACGGAGCAGGTAATAATTACAACTACGTTGGCGATGCCAGTAAGCTCTACTCGCTGGTAGCGACCTCCTTCACCAACGTCACCCGCGCCTCCGGCGGCAACTACACCACAGCCACAGACGACTTCTGGGAGTTCGTCAACTGGGGCAACACCGTTATCGGCGTCAACGGCTACAACGACAGCCCGCAAGTCATCACCCTAGGCGGCGCTACCTTCGCCAACCTCTCCGTAGGCGTCAAAGCCAAGCACGTCTGTGTGATGAAGGACTTCGTTGTGGCGGGCAACATCAGCGACAGCGCCCTCAACGTGTACCGCGTGCGCTGGTCAGCCATCAACAATCCGTATTCGTGGACGGTGGACGCTGCCACCATGGCGGACTTCCAAGACCTTCCCTCGGAGGGTGGCCCAGTACAGAAAGTGTTAGGTGGTGAATATGGCGTCGTGTTACAGCAAAAATCCGTATGGCGAATGCTCTTCGTTGGAAGCCCTCTTGTCTTCCAGTTCGATAAAGTCCACGCTCAAATCGGGGCCTACGCTCCGCAGTCCGCAGTCCGCTATCAGAACGATGTCTACTTCCTCGCAGAAGATGGCTTTTATGCTTTCGACGGCTCCACAGTCAGGGGGATAGGCCGTGGCAAGGTGGACAGGTTCTTCTTCGATGACTTGGCTTCAGCCAACGCAGCGCGCATCTATGGCTTCGTGGACGCCCCAAACAAGCTCATCATGTGGGCATACCCTTCCGGCTCCAACAGCGGCGGCAACCCCGACAAGCTCATCCTCTACTCTTGGGCCTACGACCGCTGGGCCATTGTCGAAGGACTGAATATAGAGGTGTTGCTCCCCAGCGTCACCACCGGGTACACAATGGATGGCCTGGACGCGCTTTACTCGAGCATAGACGCTATCCCCGTGAGCCTGGACAGCACGCAGTGGCAAGGCGGCCAGTTCGTCAACGGGGCGTTCAACTCGTCGCATCAACTGCAGCGCTTCAACGGTAGCGCCATGGCAGCCACCATTGAAACCGGCGAGTTCCAACTCTTCCCGGACAGCCGCTGCCAAATAGAGGAAGTACGCCCGGCGGCGGACGGCTTGTCGGCCTCCACCAGCGTCATGCTTGTGAACCGCAACAACCTCACCGAGTCGGCCTCTGTGGGCGGCATCCAAACCTACCCCAACGCTACGGGTTTCTGTCAGTTCCGCGTTGATGCGCGCTACTTCCGCGTGCGCTTGGTTACAGCCGCCAGCACGGATTTCCTGCACCTGATTGGCGTAGAAGTTAAAGCCGTGCCCACGGGGAGGCGTTGATGTGGTTACCACCATCACCCCAGACTTCTCCGGCTTAGGCAACGGCGCACCCCTGCCGTCTCCGACGGCATCCATTGGCACCAAATCAGACCCGCAGCGCCTGGCGCAGATGCAAAGCACTATCAACGGAAATGGCTCCATAGGCACCAAGTCCGACCCAGCACGAGTAGCGCTCACAAGTGCCCCGCCTCCCGACTTCGCGTGGCAGCGTATTGCGCAGAACTGGATGCGCGCCGCCAACCAGGGCAAGCTGGCCTCCACCGGCGTAATTACCCTGGCCAACGGGGATAACGTGACTCGTGTGGTGGATGCGCGTGCTGGGCCTACGTCCTCCATCTTATTCATGCCCATGACGGCCCATGCCGCCGTAGAATGGCGTTACCTCGTGGTAATACGGCAGCAGGCTGGCGAGTTCTCCATTGAACATCGCGTGCTGACGTACGCTGACCACACTTACAGATATGCAATATTAGGGTGACAATATGAAAATCGGACTATGGAGTACCACCGCAGGTAGCAACAATGCTACTCCCCCCGATGGCTGGCCGGAGGGACAAGCGCCCTCCACAATCAACGACTGCGCACGGGAGATGATGGCGTCCATTCGGACGTACCTCTCAGATGCGCAGTACTTCGACCCTGGCATTACGCCTTCGTATCTGTCGGCTACCTCTTTCTCCCTTAACACTGCGGACGTGCTCACTTTTCACTACGGCCGCCGTGTGAAAATGTGGGATGGGGCCAATATTAAGTACGGCACCATCAATAGCGTCTCTGCCACGTTCGTGTCGGTGCGCTTAGACCCCAACACCCCAGACTTGACGGCCTCGTTGTCCGCCATCGCAGTAGGCGTGGGCGCGAACATCTACAATTCGCAGCCGCAAATGAACTGGCGGCGCAACGTCATCATCAACTCGTGCATGGATGTTTGGCAGCGCGGTAACAGCTTCACCGCGGTGGCGAATAACGCCACCACATACACCGCCGACCGCTTTGCCTGGGTGCAGTCCGCTTCCTGCTCCGTCAAAATTACCCGCGCCGAGCGCAGCGCCAACGCCGCCAACGTACCGACGGTGGCGCAAGCCGGGCAGTTTCTCACGTCCTCTCTATGTATCTCCGTCTCTGCCGTAGACAGCGCCCTTGCCGCCGGTGAGTTCGGCTATCTGCGCTACGTCGTAGAGGGTTACGACTGGCGGCAGATCGCACATAAGCCGAACGTGCTCTCGTTTTGGACGTACACCAACCGCAGCGGCATCTACTGCGTCTCAATGCGCAACTCCGGCCTTAATGCAGCGTTTGTGCAGAACTACACCATCAGCGCCATCAACACCTGGGCGCGCTTTGCCGTCACCATCCCGGAGGCCACTACCAGCGGCACCTGGGACTACAGCAGCGGCTCAGGCTTGATTGTCTCCTGGGGTTTTGGCATAGGTTCTACGTACCAAGCAGGCGCGGGCAACTGGACAGCCGCGAACGCCCTTGCGACTTCCTCGCAACAGAACTTCCTGGCTTCGGCAGGCAACGTCTTCAAGATCACCGGCATCCAGCTTGAAGAAGGCACTATGGCAACCGACCTGGAGTTCAAGCACTACATGGATGAGTTAGACCGTTGCCAGCGCTACTACTGGCGGGGCATTACCGGCTCAGGCTTCAACATGGCGACCTACACGGCCAACACGGTTTATTCCTACCCCATTTCCTTTACCGTGCCCATGCGCACAACGCCCACGGTAGCCACTGTCACGCCGGGCATTACTATGACCAACATGGTCTCGACGCCCACGGTGGGCTTGGCAACACCCAACGGCGCACGTCTTCTATGCAATGGCAGCTTAGCTAGCGTGAACACGAACTTTACTTACACGGCCACCGACTACTTTGAAGCGGACGCAGAACTATGAGTGATTACGTTGTACGCGGCATTCCGGCGCTCCTCGTGGAGCGCATGTGGCACTTGGCCGAGCCTTACGTTAAGCGTGCCCTGGACCACAGCGCTGGGGAGATCGCCGCTACGGACCTTAAAAGGTCCTGCATGGAACGTGACGCGCAGCTCTGGCTAGTAAAGTCCGGCGAGCGCGTAGTTGGCGCGGCCATTACCGAGATCGTGTTCTACCCCCAGCGCAAGCACTGCATTGTCATCACCATAGCGGGTAGTCACTTCCCTGAGTGGATGGGCCTCATCGACGAAACCCTGGACAAGTGGGCTGCAGCGCAAGGCTGCACCGTAATGGAGGCGCACGTACGTCGGGGCCTTGTACCGCGCCTCGCTCCGCTGGGGTACAAGCATATGCATAGCATTGTTTATAAGGAAATTGGGAAACATGAAGAAACCCGCCTTAAGATCGCCTGAAGATTTTCAAGAATACGTTGAACCTTGCCCTGCATCGGGGTGTTGGTTATGGCTAGGAAAAACCAAGATGGTTTGCAATTACGAACTGCCCCGCGCCACCTTCCGAAAGAAAACAGAAAATGGTGCGCGCATTTCTTGGATATTGCACAAAGGAGAGATTCCAAAAGGCTTGCATGTATTGCATACTTGCCACAATTCCTTATGCGTTGCTCCGCATCATTTGTACTTAGGTACGCATCAACAAAACATGTTGGATATAGCCAAAGCAGGAAAGCGCGGCATAGGGTTTGACGGCCTCCGGCGCGCACATGCAATGCGTGCAGAAGGAATGAAAATGGCCGATATCGCAAACCATTTCGGCGTACACGTAAAGTCCATAAGCCGTGCGTTGAATGGCGGGAAATTCCCGTTTTTCAATAAGGAAGGGAGTTAATAAAATGTCCAAGAAGGGCGGAGGCGGAGAGTCGTCTCAAACCACAGTACAAAAATCTGATCCCTGGGTAGGCGTACAACCTAACCTGTTGGACCTCTACGCCAACGCAGGCAACTGGTTCCATGGCGGGCCGACCACTGTAGGCACCAACCCGGACATGAACGCCGGATGGAACGCGGCGCGTGGCGTCGCGGGCGGCAATCCCTACGGGAACTTGATGACGCAGGCGGGCAACACGGCGCAGAACATCGCCAGCGGCCAATACGCCTTCGGCAACCCGGTGCAATCCGGCCAAATGCTGACGGATAATGCCTGGGCTATGGGCGACGCCTTAAAGCACGGGGACAATATCTTCGCCTCCGGTCAAATGCTTGACCAGGGTAACCCCTACCTAAACAAGATGGTGGATGCGGCCAGCAACGATGTGGTGCGCAACTTCCAGAACTCCATTGCCCCGGCGCTCGCCAGCCAATTCAGCATGGCAGGTCGCACAGGCAGCGGCGCGCACGTGGCGGCCTTCGACCAGGAGGCCAACACCCTGGCAGGAAAGCTGGGCGATATTACCTCCAACATCCGCGGCAATGCTTTCAACATGGAGCAGGGCCTAATGGCCAACGCCTACGAGGCCGAGCGCTCCCGCCAATACAACGCCTTCGAGGCTGAGCGTGGCGGCCAGCGGCAGATGTGGATGCAAAGCCCTACTTTGCAATTGCAAGCGGCGCAGTTTGCGCCTGTGCTGCAAGCCGCACAGCAGCAGTATGGATTCAATAACGCCAACGCCTTGACCGCCATCGGCGGGCAACAGCGAGACATTCTGCAGCAAGGCGTGGACGACCCGCTGAAGAAGCTGCAAGCGTACAGCACGCTGCTGCAGGGCGCATCAGGCTACGGTACCAGCTCCACGTCGCAAAATGGCAGCGCGCAGCAGCCCTACAACAAGCTGACCGGCACAATCGGCGGGGGCTTGGGCGGCTTCATGCTGGGCAACGCCATCATGCCGGGCATTGGCGGTATGGTAGGCGCGGGCATCGGCGCGCTGGGCGGCCTCTTCGGATAAGGAACTAACATGTTAAGAATGCCACTTGGAAGCGGCCTGTTCGGCATGGACGGCCAAGACCCTAACCAGTTACCGCTGGTGCAATCGCTAATGGGAGGGGTGACGCCCACGCTGCGCCCGCCAAAAATGAAGCTGGGCACCGGCATGTATGACCTTCCGCAGGAGGCCCCGGGAAATATGCCGCTTGGCAGTGGCCTATACGGCCAAACCGTCACGCCCAATATCCAGCCGTCTCAGCCAGCGCAACCGGCCACTGCGCAGCCCACACCCCCTGCCGGGGGCTCTCCTTCGACAGGAGACTTCAGCGAAAGGTTCAGTGCTTTATTAAATAACCCTGCATTCCAGTTCGGGCTGTCCTTGCTTGGCTCCAGCAACAGCCCCAACCCGTGGGGTTCCGCTTTACAGACTGCGCTTGCTGGCCAGTTCCAATCCGCACAAGCCAAGCACCTGCAAGCCCAATCCGACGCAGAAGCGCGCCGCGCCAAAATCGCGGAGGATCAACTAAAAGCGCAGCAGCCGCTGTGGGCTGCACAGGCCAAGAACGCCGAAGCCGAAGGCGTGCTGCATGATGTGCAGGGCCAAGTCGCCAAGCGCAACCAGGACATGACAGAGGGTCTTCTCGGCGGTATGGGTGTGCTTCCTGGAGGCCAAGCTGCACAGGGAGCGCAAGGATCACCCGCAGGTAGTGTACAGGGCGGCACAGGGCTGTTTAATCTGCCGCCTGGAGTCGATCCCCGCGCTTTTGCCTTGCACCTCGCTGGCGGCGATATAAAGGGCGCGGGCAGCCTCATTCAAGACGCCACCAAGCCCATTGTGTCTCAGAATGGCATGGTCTATATGCGCACGCCGGACGGCGGCGTCAGCATTGCTCCGGGTAGCTTGGCAGCTATGGCGCAAGTGTACGGACTGGAGAACGGCATTAAGGGCCAATACGGACAAGTGGAAATCCCGGTGTCTAACGGCCAAAAGATGACGCTATCGCCCACGGAATGGCAACAATACCAATCTTCCGGCCAACTACCTCAACGATATTCCGGCGCTGCTCCTGCACAAGCAGCACCAACACAAACTGCACCGGCCAACCCAATGGCCGCGCCCGCCAATTGGCAAGCCATCAACAACAACCCGGCTTCCGTTGGCGGCCCGACACCGACGCTCACTAAAGGCGGAAACGCAGGCAGTGACCGTGTGCAGATATTCCAAGACGAGTTGGCGAAGGAAACCGATCCGAGCAACCGCGCCGCATTGCAGCGGGAAATTGCCCGCGCAGGCGGCACGCCAGTGGTGGGCATGACACAAGACCCGGCGCAAACACCGCAGATGCAACTTGAGCAGCAACGACTTGCGCTTGAGCGTCAGAATGCCGCCAACAACACGCAGCGCACGCAAGCCGACGTAGCTAAAACCGGCCAAGAAATGCAGACTACAGAGGCTAAGCGCAATGAAGGTCAAGCCAACGCCACCATGGAATACAAGAGCATGACAGGTAACTTTGACCGCCTTTCTCAGAATGTAGATGAGTTACTTCAGCACCCTGGCTTGTCCCTTAATACCGGCATTAGGGGCGCGCTTGGTATGGGCAAGATTCCGGGCACGCAGGGAGCAGATGCAGCAGCATTACTGGATACCCTGAAGAACAAACTGGTGATCGGCACCTTAGCCGACTTGAAGAAGTCCAGCGCCAATGGCAGCAGCGGCTTTGGTCAGTTATCGGATCGAGAAGGCGCTCGCTTGGAAGGTTACATCGCAGACTTGCGCGGCGCGCAAACCGAAGAGTCTATGCGCAAGGCTCTTGCCAACATCAAAAACTTCGCGCAAACCTCAAAGCAGAACTTCACGGACCAGTACAACACGTTGTATGGCAATGCGAGTTCTCCGAACGTCTCCGCTGCGCAAGGCGCTACCCCGCAAGGCGGCAGCGCTATGTCGTTGGATGACTACCTAGCCAAGCACAGTGGAAAGAGAAAATAATGCCACTCGTAAAGATGCCGACCGGCGAAATGGTCAACATGCCAGACAACCCTACTGAGGAACAATTATCCCAACTCAGTAGTCTAATGAAGGCCCCGCCGGGGGGAAGCAGCACCGCTTCTACTACCAGTTCTGCGTCCACAGGGTCCCCGGCTGGGGCGACTTCGCGCCCCATAGGGGAAGAGTTCATGCGGCAGTTGGGCCTGACGGCCCGTGCGGGCATTCAAGGCATGAGCGGCACCGTAGGTGCCGTGGGAGACGCCCTCAACGCCGGAGTCAACGCGGTGGCGGGCACTCATCTTGCGCCCGTGTCCTCCACTATCAACCAGCTTGTTGACAAGTACCTACCACAGCCGGAGAACGACACGGAGCGCGCCGTACAGGCGGTTACCCGCATGGGGTTCGGCTTCGCCGATCCTGTCATGGGTGAGATTACCCAAGGCATCCAAGGTGCAAAGGCCCTGGGCGGCGGCGCGCAGGCCCTCTACGATGCCCCGGCGCAGCTCACCGCGCAGCAGCAAGCCTTGCAGAATGCCCAAAAAGCCGGGTACGTAGTGCCTCCGAAGGAGGCAGGCAGTTCCCCTTTGGGGAACATTCTGCAGACCTTTGCCGGAAGCAACCAGGTGAACAAGATTGCCGAGGCGCGCAACCAGGAACTCACCAACAAGTTGGCGGCCAAGGCCGCTGGACTGCCGGAGGGCACGCCGCTGAGTGCCGATAACCTGCAGAAATTGATTGCGGATACCTCGGAGAATGCCTACGGCCCTGCGCGTGCCCTAACCAAGATGCCAACGGATAACATCTACGGCGGCACCCTGGCCGATATTGCCTTAAACCAGGGTGGCGCAAAAAGCTCTATTCCGGCCAACACCCGGCAGGACATCTTGGACTTGGTGAACGCGCACAACGTGCGCAACTTCACCGGCAAAGATGCTGTAGACGCCATCCAGAACCTGCGCGGCAAAGCCTCTCAAGCCTATAAGGAAGGGGATGTCAAATTTGGCGAAGCGGCCAACGGCATAGCCAAGGCCATTGAAGACAACATTGCTATGCATATGACCAGCGGTGCAGGCCCCGCTACGGAAGGCTCTACCACCGGCCAAGAATTGATTGACGCCATGCGCGCCGGGAGGGAGCAGCTTGCAAAACAGTACGCTGTGCAGCGCGCTATGCAACCGAGCGGTGAAGTTAGCGCGCCTGCGTTTGCGACTGCGCTCAAGAACAAAGCGCCTCTGACTGACGAGTTAAAGCTTATTGGGCAGTTTGCCGCCCATGCGCCCAAGGCGTCTGGCGTACCAAAGGAAGACCCCGCTATCCTGGGTGGCGCGGACATTGTATCCGGTATGCTCCCGGCGCTGCTTGGACACCATCCACTTGGCTTGCTTGCGGCAGCTACTCGGCCAGCGTTACGGTACGGCCTTCTAACGGGGCCCGGGCAGTCCCTGTTTGCGTCTCAAGCTGCGCCCGCTGCGGCAGGACAAGTTCCATTGATGGTGCAGGGCATGCCTGCGGCTTACGCAGGGGTACAGAGTTTATTTGGGCAGTAGGTTCGTACCCAAAGCTGATGCGTAGCTTGTCGATGTCGCGCTGCGTAACACGGGGTTGCATTGCTTGCCTAGCTTTTTGCCGCAGGTAAGCGTAACCCCAAAGCGTACCGACGAACAATGCCCAAAGCATGTTGACGACGACGTAAAAAACGAAGATTCCTAAAGCAACCTGAAGCCACATAACTACCTCCAAAATATACGCTATGGACAAAGAACTGCTCGCTATAGTTCAACCTCTTTTGGAATTGCACGAAGGACGCAAGGCCAAGCCCTACACCGACACCGTAGGCAAGCTTACCATCGGCATTGGCCACAACTTAACCGATAACGGCATCCCCGACGATGTAATCAACCTCCTCTTCCAGCACGACATCGCCAACGCAGAGAAGGACTGCATCACCCTCTTCGGAGAAGAGGTGTGGCAAAGCTTGTCATTACGCCGTCAAGCGGCGTTGCTAGATTGGATGCTAAATCTTGGCTTAAACCGCGCAGCAACTTTTAGTAACACGATTGTTGCAATTAAGAACGGGAAGTTTCAGAATGCTGCTCAGGGCCTGCGCATTTCCCGATGGGCGCAACAGGTAGGGGATCGGGCATTGCGGCTGGCATCCATGGTTGAGAAAGGTTAACAATAAGGAGCCAGACATGAAAGAGCTTGCCGTGTTTTGGGCGCGTATGATGCGCTGTAATTGCAACGTCAGGATTAATACTATCCTCGTCACTGCGGTACCGCTTGCGGAGCAACTTGGCAATGTTTGGCCGACCTTCCACGACTACTTGCCCGCCAACCTGTATGGGATGGGTTTCGTCGCGTTGGGCATTGCCAATGTGCTCCTGCACGCCCGGACAGCCTCCCAACAGGAAAAGAACCGTGCCGAGCCTCCCGTCATTGGCAACTAGCATTGCTGTCGCAATGCTGTGTCTTTTCTCGGGTTATTTGTGGGGCCATCATGTCGCACGCCTCAAGTACGAAGCTAAAATAGCTGCTATCACGAATGCTGCGCAGCAGCAGAAGGAACATGCAGATGAGGTTTCCCGACAATTGGCGCGGTCTTTGGCAGACCTGCAAGATAAGGCTGTTGTGGTCAGGCGCAGCGCTGATCTATATCGGGTTTCTCGCGCTGGTGCTGCTAGCTGTATTGGTGGTTCCGGGCTGTCAATCGTTAACGACGCCCTTGCAGGTTCCAAACGAACTACTCGTGCGCTGCCCGGATCTGACGCCCCTCGATGAGGGTACCGCAGGCGAAGTGGTCTGGAAAATAGTGGAAGTGGCCGGCCAGTACTATAACTGCCAAGCCCGTTTGGATGCGCTTATCGACGCGGTTTCAACGCGGCCTTAAAAGCTGGATCGGACAATTTGCACTCATATAGCGTATCGCAGTCGTAGTTCTCAAAGTGTTTTATAAGCACTTTGTACACAATGGTTCTTGTATCTTTATCGGGCAATTCCTTTTTCAAATCCTGGATGATGCACGCCATCAAATCGCTACCACTGCTCCAACCCATTTCGTTTCTCCTATAGATGCCGTAATACAGCCTGGGCCAGCGCTAGCAGCGCCGCACACGCCATAAGCACTTTGTCGGTCAAGGGTATGTGTTTAAACATGCTCATGATCTACTCCCGATATTTAACAATAGGGTCTAGGTCGCTGCCGGACTCAATCACGAGTCCTGCGCGTATTGCGCTACGCAGCGCCTCAATGAATTCATTCCATTGCAGCGTGCTGAAGAAGAAATCCTTGTAAAGCTTCTTCCGGTTGATCTGCTTCATGCGCTCCACTGTGGCTACGATGCTTGCCGCCGCACCTGTTATCTTGGTGTGGCCTATACACCCGAGGACGCGCCGCGCATCGCCCTCCACCTCTTCCAGCTTTTTTGCGGACTCCAGCATGTCTTCCAGCTCTATGTTGTACCGCCCTTTAGCGGCGGCTACTACCATAGCCAGCTTATGTAGGTGACATTGCTTCCGACCTCTGAAACCCGCCTCAAGTTCCACCAACCCCCCAGAGCGCATTTCATCGCGCTCTTTTATGTACCATGCGCTTCCCCATTCCTTGGCTTCAGGGGTGATGCCAAATGGCCCCATCAAGTCCCCCAACTCCCTCAACTTGTGCAGCAAAGCCATATACATGCCTGGGCGTGTCACGGGCATCACATCCATAGGGTATGGAACATCCTTGTCCGGCATATCCTCCCGTATGAAGATGATGCGGCTCATCATGCCGCCGCCTAGCTCGTCGGCGCTCATGTTGCGCGACACCCATTTGGGCGTGGTGGCTGCTATGAGGTTGATCCAAGGATTGGTGATGCTATTGGAGGCGACGGTGCGCGTCGCCTTCTCCCATGTGTCCAGCTTGCCATCCCATAGATCGGTGAGCACGTCTGTCTGTTCTCGATCCTCGGGCTTGAAGAAGGTACCGAACTCCGACACCGCCTGCGTGATGCAGGCCATCTCGAACATCTCACCATTCGGTAGCGGGAAACGCACCTGCGCTTCCTGCAGCCTGTCGATGAACGCCTGCCACGTTGCACTGGCAGGCCCCATCTTCACGCCATCTACCTTCTTCGCAATCCTTATACCGACGTCGATCGACGTTGACTTTCTGACCACGCCCTGTTCGCCTACCACCAGGATGTAGAAGTTGGGAGACCACTGGAAGTCCCCCATGTCGAACCACACCTTCCGCTGAAGCACCGCCGCTATGGTGGACACACCTACCCACCACATGAGCCGGGGACTGGCCTCACCATAGCTGGCATACTCGAGGAAAGCATCAAGCCAGTTGTGCCGCACTTTTTCTTGAAAGGCGCTGTCCCTTGGCGGCATTGCTAGAACTTTTGACATGGTGCGCTATTGGTTATCCTCTTTTTCTACCTCATCTAAAAGAATGAGCAATTTGAAATTCAATAAAGGACCGCTTATAGCATGCTGTTCAACCAAGAAAGCCAACGAATAAAAGTAGTTGCTCATTCCATCTCCAATTCACTTAGCACACTGCCAAGCGTCCTGCCGAACGCCGCCGCAATCTTCAGCGCCATCAACAAACCCGGCTCAGAAACCTTGTTCTCCATTTCCCAAACGTAGGACTTTGAAGTGCCGATGAGCGCCGCCGCCGCATTTAACGTCATGCCCTGCGCGATGCGCTCGCGGCGCATCCACTGTGCAAACGTCTCTGATTGGCTCTTCTTTACGCTGCGTTTTTTAGCGGCCATTTCCGTTCCTCACAAGCTCCCCAAGACTTTGTGGACGTCTTCAAACCCATGCTGATGATGAGCGGGTCTGGGTATGGGATGGGAACCTGAGTTGCTTCGAATAGTTTCGGCAGGATAACATTCTCATCCACGGTCGGATAGATACCCATCACCGAGTCATACATCTGCACCTGGATTTGTGCGCCGCACAAATCTTCCATCCTCATGTGAATATGGCTAGCCACAATGGCAATAGTAGACTGCGGTACCCACGCCAGCGCAGCGCGAAACATGGCGTCATCTACCCTATCGAAGAACACCATGCGGTAGCCGAACTTGTTGGCAACTGTGCGGTTGCGCTCTAACGCTTCCCGCGTACGCTTATGCCACTCCAAGATACCCGGATGGGCGGCAAGCCACCTACGCTGTGCCACTTCAGCTTCTTTGACTGTGCACCCAACAGCGACTGCACACGTGCGTGCCCCTCCACCATAATTTGTAAGATGAACAAAGGTCTTCCCGCGTTCGCGCTGTTCAGGCGTTGGCGATACCGTTCCAAAGATGTCCTTGGCATTCTCCGTATGTATATCCACCCCTGCGCGAAGTTTGCACTTGAGGTCAGCATCATCCGCTTCCCATACCACAACTTGTAAATCCGCCCTCGCCAAGTCGCAGTCGAAAATCGTGTAACCGGACGGCGGTACGATAGCGCGGCGGAAGTTAGGTAGACGGAAGGAAGAACCTTCTTTCCGTTTGCCGCTGGATATGTTGAGTAAATTGCAGCCACGTCCGAAGTTATTGCCTGAAGAGGTTAATCTGAAGGTTTCTGTGCCCGTAGTATTGAAACTGCAGCGCAGCATTCCATCTGGATCAAGTTGCGCCCGTAGAAAATTGTTGCGGACGGATGCCAAGGAACGCCACTCCAAGATCGCTGTGCACATCTCGGCATGTTTCGGATGCCACTTAGCCACCTGGATGAGTGCTTCGTCAGACGTACCGCCAGCACCGGCTTTGAGCGGCTTCCTGCATTCCAGGTCTTTATAGAGAACTTCGGCAACCTGCTTAGGCGACGCGAGGTTAATTTCATGTCCAGCCTTTTCAAAGACGACGACCTCGCGGGCTTTGCAGGCGTTCTCAACTTCGGCTTCCAGTTGTGCAGTCTCCATCTCGCCTCTAATGACGCCACGTTCCTGCATGTCGAAGACATAGCCGTTGTACCGCATACGCTCTCTAAACTGCGCTTCCAATTTTGCCGAAGCAAGCTTCCGTGCCTGCGCTTGAGCAATTTCATACGTAGCGCAAACATCCCTGCAGTTGTATCGGAACAAGCCCTCGAAATCCCGTAGATTCTGCCAGTCTCTAGCATCCTCTTTCCAATACGAATGCCAATCGCAGTACATCGACGCCAGAAAGCCGAGTTTCGCAGGGGTACCCGGGAAGAGA